CTAGTTCAATAGCATCACGAGCGTCGTGCCCTGTGAGTTCGCGTGTGTACAGCAAATGGGCAAGTTCTTTAAATGCCTCCCAAGGCAATCCTTGTCCATCTGGACCGCCGTGTGTGGGTACTTTCTTTACACCAAATGTGTATAGATTGTCCAAAGCCATACGGAAGCCTTCGAACAATTCAGTATTGTTATCTTTGGCTTCAGCATCAATGATACCTTCTTTGTCTAGTCGGCTAGAATGATCTTCCAGAACTCGGATAATGCTATCGCAATTACTCATATTTTCTTTCAAAGAGTGTTTATAATGCGTTAATTATACTGGATTTTACCAACTGTGTCAATGGATATTTTACCAAATTAAACTGGCAAAGCAACTATGGATGTGTTAACAAACGCCAATTTGTCTCTAGTGTTGTAATTAAATCCGGTAAACAGATATGTGTTGTATCCGTCTATGGAACTTCCATACTCTATTTTTTGTATACCAATTCTACCAAGTACATCTGTGGTAGAATAATAATGGAAAGCTCTTGTAAGATTTTGTAATGTAACATCAAAATCAGCATTACCACTAAGTGCTCTTAGGTGATTCAATTCAATGGTTATAGATCCATACCCATCATCCTTAACAATGAACATAGACCCAAGTTTGCCATAATCACCAAAGTATTTCATATAATCATGGGCAGCAGTAGTTTTAACTTTATAATCACCACTATAATAAGTTTGTTCGTTTCCTGTAAATGTTATCTTACATACATCTGCCCAATATGGATATGGGTCGAGTAATGTTCCGGCACCGAGTCCTAGGTATGATATACGATTATAATCAAATCCATTTTCAACAATGTAGGAGTTATCACCGCCCATACCAACACCTATAGTAAGTACACGATTTCCATCTTCAAGATCGTAACTAATACCTACCACACTATTATGCTTAGATAAAGGACTAATCCAAGTTTTAAGATTTTTATTTAAAAGAGTATTAATGGCAATTGTTGCTGTATTAACAATTGATTTTGTAACACTATTGGCCACTATAGTTAATGTAGATATGTATGTACCATTTGCATTATTAGCTTTCCAAGAGTTAAATTTCATTGATACATAATTAGTACCTGTATTGTATATTGTCCAAGCACGATGTCCTTCTATTGAGTGTGTATACGGAACTATAACTGTTGACGAAGTGTCATTGAACACTGGAGCAAATTTATATGTAACTAACGATGTTTGTCCTACATGTGTAGTAGTAGTATTGAATGCTAGCGGATAAACAATTAAATCTTTGGTATCTTTAATAACTTGATGTGTATTAACTTTATAATACCCTCCGGTGTTATTAGAAATTATAACAAAATAATTATTATATTGATTTTGAGCTGCGCCAAGATATGCTAATTGAAAAGTCTCAGACTGACCAGGCAGTAGTTTAATAGTTGCCTTGCCTAAAATTGTTGCACCATTAGAGAAAAAGAATCTAGGTCCTATATTATTATTGTAGGTGTAAACAATATCTGTGATAATTAATTCAGCATTTCCATTATTGGTCATTCTTACAGTTTGTTTGCTACTAAGAATTCCTATAGGAGATACAAAATCTGCTAACTCATTAACATTAACATCTAATATAGGACCATACGTCGCTGTATAAGTTGTTGATGTTGTATAATACACTCCGTCTAATGTTTTAACCGTTTGAAGTTGTGGAATATTACCTATAAGGCCGCTACTTCCTCCAACAATATTGTAGCCTATACCACTGCCTATGTTTATATTAACGTTAAATGAAGTTGCCATATTATTTTTACCTATTATTAGCCACCACCGCTGCCTCCACCACCGCCGCCGTCGCCGCCTCCACTGCCCTGTCCGCCTCCACCGGTGCCACCTTCACCGCCCTGTCCTCCACTGCTGGCGCCACCAACTCCGCCCTGTCCTCCACTACTGGCGCCACCTTCGCCTCCGGTGCCAAATCCGCCACCAAAGTTACCGCCAGAGTTTCCACCATCGCTGGCTGAAACACCTCCAACGGTGGCACCACTGGAATTATCGCCTTCCATACTTGAATCTTTGCCGATGACAGCTACAGTAGTTTTACCATCTGCTCCTAGATCACCTGAAACTGTAACGTATCCAGTTCGTGTGGCTCCTACAGTAACGCTGCCTCTCTTGTCGCCACCACCACCGGGTCCGCCGCCATTACTGCCAATATATCCACTACCGTTACCTGTATAATTATCAGACGGAGTTACTATTGGTGCATTGCCTACACCTACAAAATTAGGAACTGTTAATATTACAGGTAATGAGTTTTGTGTAAGATTAATAGTCATCACTGATTTATATGTATTTGGTGTAACTGTTGTCTTTGTATAATTTAAATTAAAAGATACAGAACTATTAACTGGTAAAGAATATAAAGTAGCAGTGGAAATAAATGTTATTGATGTATTTTCAACTGGTGTACCATTTGGTCCTGCACTTAATGTAATACGATTACCACTAATGTTGGTTATAACTTGATTGTTAGTAAACCCATTGTTGTTTATCTTCCATCCTACTAGCAATCCTGCGCTACTAGAAACTGTTAATGTATTTGCACTTTCTGGGCTTTTGAAGGTCATCGGACTACCTACTTGCGGATCACTGGCTGGTAATACATTAACTACTATTGTACTAGCATTCTTGATACTGTTTATTTTTGCATTCTGCCCCAATGTATATCCATTACCAACAATAGTCCAGTTAACTCCTAAGTTAGCTGTAGGGGATGTGCCCGATAATGTTACTTCATTAGTAGAAGTAGAGAAAGTAACATTACCTCCTATTGTTGGAGCACCCGATGGTGTATTACTCATAGTTAATGTATATGGTGGAGTTATAGTAGTAATATATCTTCCTGTCCACACTCCATTTCCTTCCCATCCAGATACTAATCCAGTAACATTAGTAAGCGTTAACTGATTACTACCTACGCTAGCATCAGTAACTTGCTTGACTATTGGTTTGGTATCTGAGAAAAAGTTTCTTGTTAATGTACCGCCGGTTATATATGTTGTAGTTACAGTAGATGCTGTAATTACTCCTTGAAAGTCACTAGATAATCCAAAGACTGAAAAGTCTGCATGGTGTTGAATTCCAGACTCAGTGACAAATGAAATATTATCCACTGTGGCAGAATATACACTACTGGTATTGTTTATAGTATGCAGTATGTTAGCCATAATTTATGTTATTGTCCAAGTTGATCCAGCTGGGGTAATATACAAACCAGCAGAACTATTATTCATATACGATGTTGTGAACTTTATTGTTTTTTCATCTTCTAATTTTTCTGCCAGTAAACTTATACTTAATGATCCACTGGTCCACACTGTAAGTGTTGATGTGTAATTAATGTATTGTTCACGATCATATCTATATTCACGTGTAGGGTTTCTGAGATAATCAATAAAATTAGCCCACTCACCATCAAGGTCATTGACTAACCCACCTGTGTAATAAGGAACAAATGATAGATAAGATCCAATATTAAAATAATATCTTGCTGCTAATCTACTAGGGAATCTTGATATAACTTCATGTGTTATTTTTCTTGTGTCGGTGCCCCAGGCTAATGTTCTTGTACTTGTACTATCAGAGAAGAATGTAGAAGTTGATGTTAAAGAAGTTGTACCTGTTGTAAAAAATTGTGCAGGATGACATTTATATCTACGACTATCATCGTACAACCAATTAATATCTGAAATTAAATTGGTAACAGTTGATGCTCTAAGTATACTTGTTCCTGTGATTAAGTAAGCTGTATTTGTATTTGTATTTGCTACGTGTTGACGAACTATATTAATATCAGCAATGAGGTTGTTCCATTGTTTTGCTGTGGCAGTTCTGCTAACTTCAACTAGACTAGAACTTATTAATGGAAGACCATATCCATTCTCGCCCAATCCAAGAATATTCTGCAATTTAGACTGTGCAGTGTTGTAAGTTTCTTTGGTTATAAGTGTTTCGGCATCAGATGATGTTAGTGCATGAACTATTCCAAGTCCATTCGGAGCACCTAATCCAGTTACTGGATCCCAGCCTACTGTGGAAATATATCCATCGGCTTGATCAGTTGCATTGTTACCAGATACTACATCATAGAATGTATTACTATTGTAGTGGCTGTAGAAAAATTCATTCCATTCAGTTGATGATTTTTTTACCCCAGTTAACTCCATTATTCTAATAATAAACCCAGCCATTAGTGGTGCTGATGCACTGGTACCACCTAATTTTATAACATGTCCACTGTAATACATCACATACCCGTTTATTGGGCCTGAAATATCAGGCACACCCCTATGAGTTAGTGGAGTAGGCGATCCAGCACCTGTGCTGGTATTGTAGGGCGTATAATATAATCCACTTTGATAACTTGGCAAAGCAGCATTTGCACTAACGGCTCCACCACTACCATATCCTGTTGCATATGAGTAAAAACTGTCTGTCAAATAAGATTCAGATATTTCTGATGCTCTTGTATTGTTGGTGTTTAGACTAAGATGTGTTCCACCTACATTAATAATATTTGCTATACGGGATGCATAATCGGCCCAAGTCCCAGTGTCTGGATTAAATGCACCATAATCACCTGCCGCAAAGAAAAATGGTATTTTAGCCGCATCTAGAGCAGCAAAAAACCCGGGATCTACACGACCCCAGCCATAACTATAACTTACTGCATCTACTCCGTCATTGATCATACGTTGTGCAAGTTCTAAATTTACCAATAGTTGTTCCTCTTCTGTGTGGGCCAATGGCCCAAGATGATATACTGTAATATCAGCTCCTGGAACCATTGTAGCTACACAGTATACATCTAACGTAGTTTCACCACTGAACAACAGTTCGACGTTGAATGGATTAGATCTTTTGATTGTAGGAGCCACCGTACCTGCTGGTAACAAGCCTGCTGTAACTAAATCAGCAAATGAACTATCAAGATCACTTTGTAAAAAATCACCGCCACTACCGTAGATTCCAATTTTGTATCCTTGGCCAGTAGTAGCAGTAGGCAAGGGTAAATTATAAGCTACTGCTACTTGAGGAGGCGTTAATAACCCAGTATAAGGTATTGAATATGTTCTAACGAAAGCTATCGAGTACCAGTATAGATTATCAGTACGCCCTATATAACAACCTGTAACACCAGCAGTCAGTGTAATACTAAATGGAACTCCAGATGTAATAGGAGTAGATTGGTTATAGAATAATGTTTCTCCTGGATTATCCGGAGTAACAGTTATATTAACAGTATCAGAATCTGTACTGGGTATGTACACTCTATATGAGTAGACATTACTACTAAACGATGGAGATAATGTTCCATTGGACAGCGTTATATTTGAAATTAAATTAATATGTAATACATTAAAAGTTGCAGTATCTTGTATTGTTCCATTGTAACCACCTGTTCTAAGTGATACTGTAGAATCTGAATTTGCATTTACACTAACTACTCTTGTGAAAGTTGCAGAATTACTATTAATAGTAATAGATCGTTGAGTTAACCCGTCTCGAAACACTGCTGTTCCTGAATATGTCAGGTAAACCGTACTACCGTCAGGAACATTAGTTGTTGTTATTGTATAAGTTACAGTTTCTCCTATTTCAAATGCCGAAAAAGTAGTAGTAATATTAAAAGTTGGAGTTGGTGCATACAATGATAAATTTGTACTACCTTGTAAGGACCAAGGATCATCATAGGCATTGGTGGTTGCTCGACTTACATCTATTAATCCAGTTGTTCCTATAGATTTGATGTAACTATACACTGCCGCTGGAGTGAATGTTGGTTTAAGTTCTAATAATGTAGCTATGACACTGACTACCTGAGGAGAAGCCATGGAAGTACCAGTTAGTTTTGATACCTGATCTGAATCAATTCCCCGAGGATCAACAGCATCACCTGTAGATCTTCCATCTGAAGATACCACACCGGTTCCAGGTGCCCATATATCGATATCGGCTCCTTTGTTTGAATCTGGATTAATTGGTTCGTTGACAATAGAATTAATGTTACCAACATTAACCATATATTGTAGATTACCCGCTCGGGCACCCATGTATGGCCCACGATTGATATAATAGTCTGTGCCATTGTACGTGACTTTATTATTAAAATCAAGACCAGTGCTATTATCTATTCGTCTGCCATCATTGCCCGCAGCATAAACTATGATTATTCCATCAGCAATTGCATCCGACCGATCTGCATTGAAGCCAGGTGTTGGTGCTTGAGCTGTTACATAATAATCTAGATAATGTGGACTAGCTGGGTCAACATTCTGTTCTGCGGTATGATTGAATCCTAATTCTTCCCAACGTTTTGTAGCATTTCCTGTACTAGTCCACGGACCTGTATAGGTTGTTCCCCTATGAGTAATTGTAGCAGAATGATATGTGTTGAGGTCTGCTAGATATAGTTGAAAATAACCAGCATAAGAATTATTAACTATCGTTGGGTTTCTAACTCCAGTGTCGGGGTTAACACTTTTAGAATTATGCCATGCTCTTATATAATCATAAACAGTATCAATGTTAACACCTGCTACAGCATAAGGGTTGATATTATAAATGTTAGCATCAACGGCTAATCCATGAGTATTTCCAGCAGCTATACCTGCAACATGCGTTGCATGAAAAGTTAGACTATTTATTAAAAATATTAATGAAGCATCTCCGCCTGACGCATTATAATCATATGTATCTGCTGCTCCTCCGGTAACAGTGGGGTTGAGAGAAAACCAATTGAATTGATTTACTCTGGAATCTCCTGTGCCATTAACGTTGGTTTTGAATTCAGCGTGGCTGGCTTTTATATGACCATCAACAATTACAATATCAACATTCTTGCCTGATAGATTATAATTAATGGTTGCATTTTGTTTTTGAGTTGCATCAGATCCCCAACCTGCAACTTTATTACCTAACAAAGTTCTGTAGGGTCCCCAATTTTTATCATTGGTGCTTGCTACATTGGTTTTTGTAAAATCTGCCGTACGTGACCAACTGGGCTTGGGTACTATTCCTAATTCTTTACTGGTCAACGATACATCTAGTACCCTGGGATCTCTTTTGATCTGGGCTGCTTCTTTGTCTGTTAACCAATAATGTGTGTTTCTACTTATGGGTCTACGGTTGGCACAATCTACTACTCTATTGGGCAGAGCATTGAATTTTCCAGTACCTAATGATTCAATATCTTCATAGAGACTTGCTAAGTCATCAAATGATTGAGCGGTGACAATGTATTCTCTTGTTGTGGACATGCTGGTTTGTTGTAATCGTATATTTAGCCTAAATTTTTTCTAAGACGTTGACCATACCATTAAATACGCTTATAATATACAATTATCTATGAAAACATTTAAACACAGTGGTACTTTGGGCGATATCATCTACGCCTTACCCATAATGAAACATCTCGGTGGCGGTGAATTCTACCTACACCTTAATCAAATTGACTGGATTGGTCAGCACTACTACGGCAGCAAACCTAATCCATTCCATCAGGGTCGTATGACCAAGAATGACTCAATGTTTATGCGGGAGTTCTTTGAGGCCCAAACTTATATTTCAAAATACGCAGATCTAGATCCAAACAAAGATCTAATTACACATAACTTAGACCGCTTTAGACCTGCATTCGTGGGCCACCCTGGCAACTATGTAGATCTCTATGCTAATACATTTGGTATCAATGACCCTGTAACCCATACTCAATTAAGAAATACACCTTGGCTTACTGTGCCTAACCCTGTGGATCTCAAAGATAAACCCATTGTGATTAATCGTACAGCACGTTGGATACCTAGAACATTGAGTCCACTTTGGCAACAATGGAAAAATACCGGTATTGAACAACAAAGCATATTCGTAGGGCTACCCGAAGAACATACGGCATTCGAACGTGCTACAGGGTGGGATATTCCTTTTAGACCCACCAACACCTTACTTGAACTGGCAGAGATCATTGCCGGCTGTGAACAGTTTATTGGCAATCAAAGTGTTGCACTATCCGTGGCCATTGGCCTGGGCGTTAATTGGGCCTGCGAAGCCAGAGACGACATGCCACTGGAACGCAATGAATGCTACTTCCCTGATCACCCTAATGGAGAATACTTTTAATGGCTAAGAAACTGGGACTTATACAAACTAGAGGACTTGGAGACATTGTGATCTCCTTGCCCATCGCATATCACTATCATCAACAAGGCTGGGAAGTATATTGGCCTATCATTGACTCTTGGGTTGACCAAATGACAGCAGCTTGTCCTTGGATTAAATGGATACCGGTTGCACCAGACTCAGGTGCATTCTTCTATGAAACACCTTTACAACGATTGAAGAACTTTAAATGCGATGAAATCATTCCACTATATCAAGCATTAACAGGACAGGACTTTCACAAAGAAGTATACTTCCAACATACTAAATTTGATCAATACAAATATCTACGCACCGGTGTGCCTTTTATTGAAAAATGGCAGCTGGCTCGATGTATTACTCGTAACCCTGCTAGAGAACAAGCACTATACGATCGTTTGGTGACTAATCCTAACTATGTGGTGGTACACTTAGAAGGCTCTGATCATCGTGCTGGCTGGGACCCTGCCATGGTACCCGAAGGGTGGCAAACTATTGAGATCACCGCTGATAAAACAGATAACATATTTGATTGGCTAACAATATTAGAACGTGCCCAAAGTTTAATTCTAGTGGATTCTGTGTTTTCCAACATAGTAGATCAAATGAGCATCGGTGATGATCTTTATTTTATTCCACGTAGCCATATTGGATTAACTCCGGTACAGGCTAATCATTGGACATGGTTGACTAACCCAAATATTAACCCTGCAACAAAGAGTATTGCGGTTCCAGATTAATTACCAAGTTCTAACATAGGTTGTATATCCAGATTTGGTAATTGTGGCTTTTAAAGTGCCCGAAGTACTGCCTGAAAATACAATAAAAACGGCTGTGGTGCCCCCTATAGTTAAATTTCCAGTAGGAGAGCTGATGAAGGTAAAGGATCCTGAGACCACTGATATTGTATAAGCAAAGCTACCAGATGGACTGAGCATATCAGCAGTTGAAAGATATAGATAATATTGGTCATTGCCCCCCGATGCGGCGGTTTTATAAAATCTAGCAACTATGAGTCCAGCAGCGGCTGGCATTACAACTGAATTTGCTCGTCCCGAAGAACTTGCGGCACCAGCACTACCTGGACAGTATATCTGAAAAGTCCTACTTGCAATACCAGTTACTGGCCATGTAAGTGTACTGGTAATTGGTGTACAAGCGCCTACATTGGCCCCAGGTACTGTAAAGGGAGAACCTGATACAGCGTAATATGAGCCCGCACCCTGCCAGGCTACATCGTCTTCCGATGGTAACAGTTGATTACAAGCACCATTAGTGGTGTAGCTAAGAGTAGCCAGACCAGTTGCACTACTAAAACTAATAGAGGCTGATGATAAGAATCCATAAGGTAAGATATAATAAGTTAGAGTAATTGTATTCAACAATGTACCACCTACATTATAACAAGATAAAACTTTGGAACCAGTGACTCTAACGGTTCCAGGGTAAGCAACGCTACTATCATTGAACGATATTAATCCGGCAGTATTATTTGCACCCCAGTGTGTAACATCGCCGGCTATGGTTACATAGCTAACAGAAGCACCTGTTGTGGTCCAATAAACATAGATAACATTGCTTCCGCTTGCAAAATCATACACAGTTTGCCCTTGCCCAGCATTGCCCCATACTGCGGTAAAACCAACAAAGGCTGCTGCTCCTCGAAATGTACCTACACTAATAGCACCACTGGTGGCAATCAGCCCAAATCCACCATTGGCAGTACCAGTAGGTACATACGTACCTCCACGGTAGTATTCACTTAGAGCAACAGGATTACTCCCACCGAACTCAGTTTGTATTCCAGTAAATGCCACGTTGGTTGTTGCTATTGCCATAATTATTCCTGTGTTCCAAAAATATTGCCAATGATTCCGTCACCACCATTGACATAACTTTTACCTTTAAGAGCATGTCCGGCAATTCCACCAGTACCACCAGCATATCTCATATCTTGAAAATTATTGTTGCGAACAGAAACACCATCTTGTCCAGGCATACCTAACCCGCCACCATTTCCTCCGCTACCGCCTATCACTGTTTGTACTCGAAGATCAGGATTAGGATCAGCTGTATTAAATGTTTTGACCATTCCTGAATGACCAAACCCACCGTTGATATTTGTGCCATTACCAGAATTAAAACTACCGGCTACTCCGGTGTAGTCGGGTCCACTAGGCCCACCAACACCGCCAGCACCACCACCGCCGCCTCCACCTGAGGAAATAATTCCATTGTTATGAGTAACAGCATATCCGCCACCACCTCCGCCACCTCCGCCACCACCAATTGTACCTTTGTTAATAAATTTTACATTGGTAGATACTTCTATGGCCGGTCCGCCTGCTTCACCTTGACCACCAACACCGTTACCATCACTGCCAACGCCACCTTGACCACCAGCACCTAATATAAATCCATTATTGGTTAATGTGAGACCGTTGGGCCAATTTCCACCTATATACAATGCAGGCTTAGATGTATTTGCTGAACTTATGGTTACAGGACCTATGTCAATGAAAGCAGCAGCACTACCATCCCAGATGTCGGACAATGCCCAACTATGTAGATCAAGATTCTGATGATCTAAATTTATACTAGCAACAAATCGTTGTACAGGTTGTGGATGTACCCATGCAGCTTGTTCTTCGGGTGTGGCTGCCATGTATTTGTCATAATCTTCTATCAAACGTGTAGAGAATGTAGGATCATTATTAACATTATGTAATCTGTTTATCACTACATTTAATTGCTCTTGTGTGAAATTTTCCCATTCTTCGATCCAATGCTCTTCTAGAACTCTACCAAATTCACGTTGAAAAATATCTAGTAATTGTTGTCTTGTAAACATAGGTACTGTCATACTCTTTATATCCTTAACACTTTAGCTAAAATAAAATGCTACTGATCCTGAAGCGCCATTGCCCCCAGTGGTTTGGTTAACACAAGAAGCACTTCCGCCTCCACCGCTACCATATGTGATTCCATTGCTGCCATTAGCATCGACATTATAGTAAGAATAACCACTGCCGCCATTACCACCAGCACCACCACCTCCTCTGCCACTGGATCCACCACCTGTTCCGCCAAATGCAGATGAACCGCCGCCTGCACCGCCAACAGCGCCTCCACCACCACCTCCACCACAATACTTACTTAATACACCTGCGCCAGTTGCTAGATACAAATAAGTAGTACCACCACCATCACCACCGTAGGCATTGGCACTTAACCCAGTACCACTAATACTGCCGGCACCTCCAGCATCGTGATATCCACCTGTACCAGCACCACCACCGTTTGCTTGAGCATTAACTTGACCAAAGCCATCAGTTTGAACTGCCCCTGCGCCGCCTGATCCTCCATATGCGCTGGCACCGCCACCATAAATAGAACCAAACCCGCCATGCCCACCTATAGCAGTGGCTTTGGCCACACCACCCACATAGAATGTTGTTGTTCCTCCATCTGTACCGTTGTAAGTTGAAGCATTACCCGATGTACACCCACCTAGCCCGCCCGCTGCTATGTCAAATGCCACACTTTGTCCAGCAGTAACAGCAAATGTAACAACTTTAGCTTCTGCTCCACCACCACCACCACCGGCACCCCTGCCGCCGGAATATGCACCACCACCTCCACCCCCTCCACCTACTATTAACAAAGTACATTGAGTTGCACCAGTGGGTACGGTATTCTCAAAACTAGGGCCAAGCCACCCTTGGTAACCCGGTGTATCGTAATATCCATACAATATAGATACAGGAGGGGTACTGGTATCATTGATAACTATGGTATTGGATATTAGACGGGGGAATCCATAAGAACCTGAACTACTTTGTCCATACTTGACAGTTAGTTTAAAATTCTCAGCGCCTTCTAATATACTATCAGCTGTGGGTGTAATTGTGAATGTGCCTAATCCACTACTATTGGTAACAAACGTTCCACCCAAACTGGCAAAATCACTGGTACGGTCACCGCCATCGGGCCCATAGGTGCTAATTAGATATCCAAATGTGGCATTGTGCTCACTGCTCTGTATTTGGAATGTACCTGCACTACCCTCATTGATACTGGTGGGTTGACTAACCCAAGAGTAATTCTGACTGCTGTCAGCACTGTAGGATATTGTTTTTGTCCAGGTAGTCCATCCAGCTTTGGTAATTGTGGCTGTGATAGTACCTGCACCATGGGGTATGGCTAGGTTTATATTAGCATTGTTAGGCGTGGGATATGTGAAATTACCACTGGCACTACTGGTATACTGGTTGATAATCGCATCACCCGAGGCTACTGTGACTGTATAGGCAAAATTCCCAGTAGGACTACCCATGGTGGTAAAATCTATACTCAATGCGCAGGCCGTGTCCGGCGGTAGACCTGTATTATTTCCATTATTAACAAAGTTGGCAATGATCACCTGCGGAGCACCGGAGATAGTGACACTTTTACTGGGACCACTGGCGAAACCAGTGTTTATTCTCTCTCCGGGTGTGACCCTGAGCCGGTTATAATGTCCACTGACCAGTGTGAATGAATAACTGCCCGAAGATCCACTAACCGAACTACTACTGATAATCGTTGTATAGGCATTGGTACCTAATACAGCAGTGTCATCATACTCAATGAACACTTCAGTGACAAAACCATTGGTGGTGAACGTGACTGTGACTGTACCTCCACTGTAACTAGCGGATATTCCTGTGATTTCCGGCGTGGGATATACTGTATATGTTAATACTCCTGTGGCTAACAACGTACTACTGGCGCTCCATGCATATAAATTTTTGGTCTTAGACGCTGTACTAGTGGGATTGGGCGTGCCTGTGGTTGTATCAAAAAAACTACCCCCTGTACCCGGTCCCCCTGTGGCCTGCGCTGCATAATGATAGGGTATACCTCCAAATCCACTGGTGTCTCCATCTATGGTTACATAACTGACACTGGCGGGGTTGTTGCCTACAGTGGTCCACTGCGGATATAGCTGCTGGTTGATTCCAGCAAATACTTGACAGGTAATCCCTGCCCCTGCATTGGTGGTGTATACTGATGTGAAGGCAGTGGTGACTAATACTAGAGCACTTGTTCCATAAAACGAACTTAATCTTATGGCTCCACTGGTGGGTATTAACCCATTTACTCCTGCAGCAGTGCCCACAGGTACATATGTACCCCCTCGGTAATATTCAC